CCCAGGTTTTGCCGCACTTACACGCATTCTAAGGTTTTGCGGAGTGTTCGCTACACTCTTTGCTGCTGGAGTATAAGGTACACAATCATACCATCTACAACCAAAGTACGGAGGAGGCAAATTGTACGAATAACAAAAGTCTCGACCAGCACTGACAGCTACGAAATTAAGTGGAACTTCTTCAGGTCCCTCCGACCAGATCTCAGGTTGATACACCAACGGATAGGATCCAGTTGTAGGTTCAAAGTTAATAACACACTGAACCCACTCAGTAGAGCAAAGGAAGGGAACAGTGGCCTCAATAACTTGAGTAAGCCCGTACGATATCGCTGTTGCTCCATCAGGAAAACGAATAGCAGCAGGAACACCAGCTAAAGGATCATTTGAAACTGGATGAAAAGATTGCATCTTCAAAATTCCAACACCGGACTGATTTATCGTGGCAGGATCAGCATCAAAGCTAACCTTAACTTTATACTGACCACGATTCCAGTAAAAGATCCCCATAAGAGCAGAGATAGTGGGCTGAGATGCAACGTATGCACTAGTTGCATATGTCTCGTCCCAATACTTAGGACGACTCACAGGATTGGCCAAAGCAACAACATCAACACGAGCAGACCATCGTTTCGCCATAGCTTCAAACGTACCAACACCATCACTAGTAAACTTGATAGGATCGATACGCCCGAACTGTGTAACATCCTGAGAGCGAAACTTTCGAATATCCATCTGCGCTTGGTGTCGAGCAAATTTTCGAGCAACAGATTCTTCAGCCGCTGCTGAAGCTGCGTAGGGCATAGGGTCCTCCTGTGAAGTAAAGACAAAATCACGATTCGCACTCTCATAAACTAGCAAGTAAACTGAAGGAGTAACATCCCCACTCTTTGAAGCAACAGAAAACTCACTCACGGATATACTTGGTATAATATCACTAGTCTGGGGATCACCATCTCCTAAAAACTGCCAAGGGGTCGTATACAAATACGGAATAGTAACTTGATGAACTGTAGTCCCTCGTACTGTAACAATCGTTTGCAAAGTATCCCCAGGATCAGTTCCGGCAAGAGTTCCACCTTGGTAATCAAGAGCAATCTTGAACCTAAAGGTAACCATCGGAGAGGATATAAAGAAAAAGGTGTAAGTAACAGACCCTCTCCAAAACCTAAAATACTGTGCAAGGTAGCGAATTCTAGAACAAGAAGCAAGATTAGTAAAATAACTGTACAAATCTCGGCCTATCCATATATCAGGCTGAAAGACAGTACCAGCTCCCGCTACAATAAGAGTTCGGTTAACAAGAGAGGGCTTCTGAAGAAACTCAGACAATGAATTCTGGCGACCCCCTTTGAGTACCATAGTACCGGTACCGAGAACATTGCGCGAGCATGAATAATTCATACCTCCAAACACAGAAGGCACAATTTCCTGAGGTTGCATCGCTTCTCCTTCTTCCACTGACTGAGCAAGACAAGCAGGAGGAGCAGGAGCTTCAGAGGTAACTCCAAACTCAACACCTTGTCCCTCTTCGCCACCAAAAACATAATTAGATGCAGCTTCTCCAGCCCTCTCGACTCCGGTGTC